CTTATGGTGTGCGTGGTGTGGTGGTGTGGGTGTTATTGTGTGGGCGTTGGTTGGTTGGTTCGTTCGTTCGTTGGTTGGTTCGTTGGTTGTTGTTATGGTGTGGGCGTTGGGTGTGTGTGTGGGTGTGTGGTGGTGGCTCAATTTGGGGGGTGTAGGGTGTACTTTTATAGATTCTATTTTACACTAGTTACTCATCTTTTGTTGTTGTTGTGAGGTTGTGAGGGGTGCAAAGTGTCAACACTTAACCAATCAAAAAGAGCCATTTTTTGAGGGCGTTTGAAAAGATCAAAAAAAATAATTGCATAAATTTTATCAAAGTGTTAACCACTGGGGGGGTGTTATTTGCGTGTTGAGGACTGCATTTTGAGGTAGTACGATATTCACACTAGATTTTCGGATTTTAAACTTTTATTACACCAACTGCACAATATATATTTTAGTTCCAAACTTTATTATTTATTATTTGTTATATTGTACATAAATAATGTAACTTTGTAAAATGAATAAAAGAGATCAAGGAAGGGCTGATAGGCGAGATGCCAAGCTACTCCAAAAGGAACAAGATTTAAAGATTATTAAGTCTGTTGTTTCAACTAAGAATAGTTCAGCTTTAGATATTACTAAGGACTCAGGGAAGGCTACTTCTTTGGTTAGCTACAAAAGAACCACTGAGGTTGTAAGGTTAATTTTAAGGGGAGTAAGGTACACTGACATAATGGAGTATTGCGAAGCTCATTGGGGAATTAAGAAAAGAATGGCTAGTATCTATTATAAGAAGGCATTAGAGAGTTTTGCAGAGCAATTTGCAGAGGAAAGAGAATATGAAATGGATAAACACGCTATAATGTTGCAAGATTTATATAGTCAAGGATATAAAGCAGGAGATTTGAATATCTGTAGATTATTACTCCAGGATATTGCAAAGATGAAAGGAATTGTGATTGATAGAGTTGATGTTACTAGTGGTGGGGAAGGATTTGTGTTTAATTATAAATCCCCTGAAGAAACATTATAATATTCCCTTGACCATCACTTCAACAAAAATGAAAAGGATTTTGTTAAAGGGGTTTTTATATTATTTATAAACAACAATAATAAGATGCTAATATAATCAAAATAATTAACATAGTTTGGAAACTTTAAGAATAAATTAAAACATAGAAAATGGATTTAACAATAGCTACACCTTTAAGAATTACAATATCTGACTCAATAATGGATTCGGATTACACAAACTCTCTACCCCCTACAAAGATAAGAGATAATAAGAAATTATCAATACTTAAAGAAGAGCCTAGAGAAGAGAAAAAGAAGTTCTTTAAACCTAAACTTGATGCAAAAACAAATAGCCGACCAGCTCCTTTTGAACTTGTTTCTGGAACACTTTGGGCTTTGGAGTATTCTACAGGTGGAAACTACATTCTTCTTAATGATAAACTAACTACTAAAGAACTTAAGGCATTTATCAATGTAGAGGGAGTAACTGCAAGAGCAGCTAGTGCAATTACTTTTATTGAAGATACTTTGTTGTTGGCAGAGAGTCATTCTGACAAGTACAGTTCATATACATCTGTAGATTATAATATACTTGAATTAATGAACGCTATTTATAAAACTAAGGTATTTGAAAATACAGAGATAGGTGAAGAAGCAAAATATTTTATAGAAGTATTATATGCAGATCAGTTGGCAGACAATGCTAAACATTCAGCAAGAGAAACTTTTAGGAATAAATTTAATAGAGATGAAGCATCAATAATATTTTTAACTAGCATTGGAATAATAGAATAATGAAAGAAATTAAAAAAAGTTTAGGTCTTAAGGACACAAAACCAGGAATTTTAGAATATTTATTTGGTGGATTAGCAATAGCATTTGCTTTACCCCCAGTTATTGTATATCTTATTTTAATAGTTTGTATAATAAAACCTGTAAAGGCATTAGTTAAGTCAGTTTGGAAATAGATTTTAAGCCTACACCTAAACAAGACAAAGCCTGGAATTACCTTCACGACAATGAAACAAGTGAAGTTTTATTTGGAGGAAGTGCTGGAGGAGGTAAATCATATTTTGGAGCAGCTTGGTTGTTGTATTCTTGCCTTCGTTATCCTGGCACTCGTTGGTTAATGGGTAGAGCAGTGCTAAAAACGCTTAAAGAAACTACTTTAAACTCTTTTTTTATGGTTTGTAGTGATTGGGGGGTTAAAAAAGGTCAAGTTTACAAGTTTAATGCCCAAAGTAATGTTATTGAGTTTACTAATGGCAGTTCAATCTTATTAAAAGACCTTTACCAGTACCCAGCTGATCCAAACTTTGATTCACTTGGTTCACTAGAGATTTCCGGTGCTTTTATAGATGAGGTGAACCAATGCACCGAAAAAGCAAAGAATGTTGTGGCTTCAAGAATAAGATATATGCTTTCAGAGTATAAATTACGCCCAAAAGTGCTTATGTCGTGCAATCCAGCAAAAAATTGGGTGTATGACTTCTATAAACAAGATAGAGATGGTACTTTAGCTACTCATAAGAAGTTTGTGAAGGCTAAATTAGCAGATAATCCACATATATCAGAGTTTTATGAGGAACAACTGAAAAAGCTTGATCCTGTTTCAAGAGAAAGACTACTTCATGGTAATTGGGAATATGATTCAGGTGAAGATAGACTTTTTGACTATGAATCTGTTTTAAATATGTTCACTAACTCATCTGTATCTGAAGATGAGGGTGAAAGGTATCTTTCTTGCGATATTGCTCTTCTTGGTAGTGATAAACTAGTGATTTGCGTATGGTATGGGATGGTAGTCAAGGAAATGATAACAAAAGACAAGACATCTGCCGATAATGTAGAGAGATTGATAAGAAACACAGCAGATATGCACAAAATACCACAAAAAAACATCATAATTGATAGTGATGGAGTAGGTCAATACCTCTCTCATTACATGAAAGGAGTGCAACCTTTTGTGAATAATGCCAAACCTTTAGATAAAGAGAGTTATCAGAATCTAAAAACACAATGCTATTATAAACTTGCAGAACAGATAAATGTGGGTAATATATGGGTAAAATGCAATGATATTGACCTTAGAAACAAGATTATTGAAGAATTTGAAGTTATAAGAAGAAAGAATATGGATAATGATGGAAAACTATCTATTCTATCAAAAAAAGAAATGAAAGCCGTCTTAGGACATTCTCCTGACTTTGCTGATGCACTTATGATGAGAATGAGGTATATGTTTAAGAATGGCAGGAAAATAATGGCGTGGAGATAAAAACTATATTTTTGTTCCATAAAGTTCCATTATTTATTTGTTATATTGTAGAATGAGCATTAATAACGATATAATTTATTTAAACGAAAGACATTCTTCTATAGTCAATGAGTTTTTAAACGATATTCACCAAGTCATAGATGATGTAACTATGTTTGAAGAAGATTATATTGGATTTGAGGTTTTAGTAGAAAAAGCTATTGAGTTTCACAATGGATTAGGAGGTTATGTGGAGTCAGGTGGTGTTAATCGTAGAGATTGGTATATGTCTTTGCCAAATAATATATATTGGGCAACTAAAGGCTATATATCTAACCTAGCTTTAAATCAAGATGAAGATTTATATTTATTTGAAGATAAATTATTATCTTTGACTGTAGATGTTTTAGAAAAACTAAATGATAGTCTTTTAGTACATCCATTTACATCAAAAGAAAATAAAATACATTTAAACTGATGAAAGAATTTTTAATGAATGAAAAGGTAGTAGAATTACCTGAATCTTGGCTAGAAGTAAAGTGGGGAAAATTTTTAGGGTTTACTAAGTTAATAGAGGTACATGAATCTAAGATAAAAGAACAAGATAGCGATAACAAAGAAAATGTTGAGGAAGAGTGGAGGGAAGCTATTAGGGCTTTAGATTTAAACACAAAGATATTGTCTTTTTGGACTGGATTAACTCAAGAGGAAATATCTCATTGGGATATGAAAGAAGCAGAAAAGCTTATGAAGTGTTTATCTTTTGTAAACGAAAAATATATACCAATAGACATATCTTCTTTTACTATAGGTGATGAAAAATTCTTTTTACCTAAAGATTTAATGAGAGAAGCTACATTTGGTAGATATATTGAAGCAGAACAACTAGAAATACAGTCGGAAATGATTTCTAAAGGGAAAATAGAGTTTATGCCTAGACAAATAGCTATACTTGTTAAAAAAGGAGGGGAGGGTGATAATTTAGATGACAATTTAATTGATAAAAGAGAAGAGTTGTTCAAATCGTTAGATATGGCAACCATTTGGGATGTCGCTTTTTTTTTGACCAAGTTAGAACAGGGATTGACGATCAGTTCCCTAACCTCTCAGGCGGTGAAGGTGATGCAGTTGGAGCAAGAGCAGCTAAAGGAACAATAGATGGTTATGGATGGCTAAACTCAGTTTATAGAATAGCTGCTGATGGTTTATTTACTCATAATAGTAAAAGTGCTGTTCAAAGTGTTTTAGATACCAAGCTTTATGAGATATTAACTTATCTTTCTTGGAAAAACGCTTGTAGTAGGTTTGATGAAATTGTAACAGAGATACAAAAAAAACAACAGAAATAATGGCTACAACTTTAACACAATTAGTAAACAATATGGAAATCTGTGCAAAAAGTGCAGGTTTTACAACCTTTAAGTTTGGTAAACTAGCTCATATTAATTTTGACCACAATATTAAGTATGACTTATTAAATCTTCAGTACCCTGATTCAAGGATATTAGATATAAATAATGGATTACAAGTTTATAATTGTGTAATAACAGCGGCAAGACCTTATTCTAAAGCTAATCCAAGAGGTGTTAGGAGAGTAGATAATGTTCATATTATTATGACTGCTTTAGAAAATAGAATATGGAATTTTTTGTCTTGTGTAGGAGCAGGTAATAATTGTCAAGATTTAATCCCAAGAGAAACAATACAGTTGCGTAGAGAGAAAGGAACTCATAATGACCAGTTAGTTACAGTAACTTGTTCTTTTAATATTGAAGTATTTTTTAATTGCATTGAAATTGATTGTAATAGCGACTGGCCTCCAACTGCTGTAGCAGCTTCTTATAATTGTAAAAGTGGTGTTTGTTACGATCCTGGTGATGGAACAGGAGCATATAGTTCTTTAGCAGCTTGTCAGGCTTCATCTTGCTTTACAGGTTCAGGAGCTTAGTATATGAGTTCAATTATAAATATAGCGGGAGATAGAATAAAGCAAATGTTTACTTCACAGTTAAATAAAACTAGGGGTGGAAGTAAAATGCCAATTAATAGCTCTGGTAGCCTTAGAGATGGTATGAGAATAGAAACGACTAGTTCAGGTGGTATTACAAAGATAAGTCTTTTAGGTAAAGAATATGGATTAGATTTAAATAGCCCAACACCTACTCAGTTTAGTTTCTCAGGAGCAGGAGCTGATCCTGGAAGTGATTATATTCATGGATTAGTTAGATGGTTAGGACAAAAAAAAGGAATTTACGGAAGAGCAGCTTTATCACAAGCTTTTAAAATTGCAAGGACAAACGCAGGAACATCACCTAAAAATTCTAATTGGATTGGTGAAATAAAAGAACAAGTTGATAACGAAATTTTAGATTTATTCACAACAAATACAAAAAGAGTTGTATCAGCAGACATTAAAAGGGTACTCAATATAAAAATATAATAAAATGGCATCATCAATAGTAGTTCACACAGATAAACATATTTTTAGAACAGCATATAGACCAATATTAACTACTGCTATGGACACTATTGGAGATGCGGCTTATTTAAAGGCTGAATTAGAAAGAGAAACTTGGATTAATTCTGGTAGTTATGTTGGGCTAGGTATTTACTTAAATGCTTATGAAAGTATAGGAGGTTCTCAGCACTATACTTTTAATTCTATGGGATATTGCAGGGAACTTATATCAGGTGGTGAATTTTCTAAAAATTGGAATGGTCATAGTGGAGATGACATAGGAAGTCAGTTTAGATTAAGAATATCAGCAGTTAGACATTCAAACACACCAAATCAACCATTAATTGATGATGAAACTGATTTTGCTTATTCTGATAGTTGGTTTGCTTTACCAACCACAACAAATGAGCTTCAAGCTCTTCATTCTACAGGATTCCCACATAGTCATCATCAAGTAAATAGATTAATACTTGGAGATAATAAGGGAGGTAGTTTAACCGATCCTAATTATGAATTTAGTCAAAATAAACCCAATTTTTTCGGTGGAGGATTTGGTTATGCTCAAAACTGGAATAGTTGTGCTGCGACTAAAGCATATACTATTAATAGAAGTGATGCTAGAAATGATGCTATATATCTTCCTGTTGGATTAGGAGCTTATTGGGATGAGTTTTGGGTTTATATAGCTGTAATGAATACCGCTGGAACTGTAGCTGGGGTTCACATGTTTCAAGTTTCAGATTATAGTAATTTATATAAGATACCTTGTCATCCTGATACTTTAAAAGCTTACATTTTAGGTAATGGAGGTGGTACGGCTAATACTCTTATTAATAGTTCTGGAAATCTA